AGCGCACAGCCTCGGCTGACTTCGCTGCAAAACCGCTGATCGGCGCGCTTCAACGGCGCGAGTACATGGGAGAGGGTGATGACAAGCTCACCCTCTCCGGGCAACTGCTGCCCTTCAAGATCGGCGGACTGGACACGCTGGAGACCGTGCACCGCCTGCGGCTCTCCGGTGGACCACAGGCGGTACAACGGGGGGATGGCAAGCGCCTCGGCTATTTTGTCATCGAAAGTGTGTCGGAAACCCATCGCGAGATCATGCGCGACGGTGTCGGCTTCTTCGTCCAACACAGCATCTCGCTCATCAAGGTGCCATCGGAGACGGCCGATTTGAGCCAGATCAGCAATCTCCTCTCTCTCTTCGATTTGGGGGAATGACCATGCCGACAACCGTGGATATTCGGCGCGAGGGCCTGACCATCGACCTTTTGCTGTATCGCGCTTACGGGCTCGACGGTCAGGTGCTGGTGGAACAGGCGTTGGAAATGAACCCGGGCGTGGCGAGCCTCGGCGCGGTTCTCCCGCTCGGAACAAGTGTCATTCTTCCGGACAAGCCACAGCGGGTGTTTGCCGCGCGGGCTGTCGTCTCCTTGTTCGGAGATTGATGATGGCCTGGTCGATAAATTGGAGTGTTTGGGTTAACGGGAAGGATATGACGGCGGACATGCAGCCGTACCTCACCCGCATTACCGTGTCCGACAAAGACGGATCGTCTTCTGACACTTGTTCACTCGATCTCGACGATACCGATGGCGTGCTGAAGCTGCCTTCGGAAGGCGCGCTGGTGAAAGTCATTCTGCAATCGGTCTCGGTCTTTACCGGCAAGGTCGATAGCGTTCGTTCGTCAGGTTCGCGGGGCGGTGGGCGCACACTGGCTGTGAGCGCCAAAGGCTTCGATGTGAAGGGAAAGGAAAAACAGGGGCAGAACTTCCACATGGATGACGCCACGCTGCAGGACTTCCTTGGCCAAGCAGCAAAGAATGCCGGCCTTTCCGGCATCAGTCTGTCGCCGGACTTTGCCAATATCCGCCGTGACTACTGGTCCGCCAATGGCGAAAGCTTCCTGCATCTGGGTCAACGTCTCAGCCGTGAACTGGGCGGCACCTTCAAGATCCGGGGCGACCGGGCGGTGCTGGTTAAGCGCGGTGATGGCACCAATGCGGCAGGCAGTGGCATGCCCGTGATCGCGGGAATTGTCGGGCAAAACGTCATTTCCTGGGATATCGCACCGCTTGTCGGCCGCGCTAAATTCGGCTCCGCCAAGGTGCGTTACTTCGATCGCAAGACGGCGAGCTTCAAGGAGATCGAAGTGGAGACCTCGGTCGATGCGGATGCTTCCGACCAGGTTGGCACGCTGGCCGCCGACGAGGAGCAGGCGCAAGGCATGGTCGATGGCCGTAAGGCGGCGGCGGAGCGGGATGGCGGCGAAGGAAGCGTGTCGCTCGACCTCGCGCCAGAAGCCCAGGCAGAAGGAACCTTCACGCTGTCCGGTGCACGGGCAGGCGTTGACGGTACCTACCGGATTGCCGGCGTTACACACAAGGCCGATCGCGGCGGCGGATCGACCACCGATCTCGATATCAAGCAACCCTCGGCAGGCGCTGGGACGGATGGGCGGAAAACCCGGTCCCCCTCGGCCACCGACAGCGACAATTTTGCCCTGCCGGCAGACGCCGATCTCGGCTGATCTGGCGACGACCGCTCAAGCCAAAACAGGATTTCTCGACATGAAGCTGATCGCCGATTGGCGGCAGGTGCTCATCCGCGCCTGGTCCGTTCGCCTGATGATTCTCGCCGGCCTGCTATCCGGGATCGAGGTCTCTCTCCCCCTGCTCCCCTTGGAGATCGAACCCGGTTGGTTCGCGGCATTGTCCGCAATTTTCACCGCTGCGGCATTTGTCGCGCGCCTTCTCGCACAAAGGAATCTGTCCGATGCCGATCAATAAGATCAGAACCAGCAACCGAGCCAAGGCAGCAATCGCCGGCATTGTCGCAATTTCCGTCGCCGGGTTCGCCACCATCTTTGGTGGTTACCGTGTACCGGACGATGTCGCTCTTGCCGTCAAAATCATTCAGCCATGGGAAGGAAGGTCTCTGACGGCCTACCTCGACCGCCTGGCAAAACCGCCAGTCTGGACGATCTGCGACGGTGATACAAACAACGTGCGCCAGGGCATGCGCGAGACGCATGACGGCTGCAACAAGCGCCTGGCGTCGAAGCTGGTCAGCGATTATCGGGCGCCGCTTGTCGCGTGTACGAAGGACTGGGATCAGAGGCCGCTTGCCTGGCGCGGCGCGATGCTGTCTTTCGCCTGGAACATCGGGACCGGTGGCGCGTGCCGATCCACGGCCTTCCGCCTGGCCCGAGAAGGGCGGTATCGAGAGAGTTGTGAAGCAGCCACAGCTTGGAACAAGGCCGGCGGCAAGGTCCTGCGCGGCCTCGTGCTGCGGCGTGAAATGGGCGACGAAACCCGGATTGGCGAAGCGGAGCTTTGTGTCAGCGGCTTGCCGTCTGAAGGAGAGCTGCGTTGACGCTTTTTTCTGTTCTGAGCCGTCAACTCGGCCTGACCGGCTGCGCGCTCCTGCTGGCGCTGGCCTTTTATGAGGGCGTGCCGGGTATAAACCGCCTGCCGTTCCTCGAGCACGTGCCGCTGCTGCGGGAATTTGGTGTCGGCCGCGTCGAACTGGCGAGGCGGGAAGCCGTCAAGGGCCTGGTGGAGCGCGCCACCCTCGATGCGTTGGCTGCTCGGCTGGACGAGGAACGGCGCTTGCGAAGCCTCGCTGATGCCGCAGCGGCGGTCGAGCGGGAGCGCGCTGCTTCTCTGTCTCGGATTGCCGCCGATCGGCAGGCCGAGCTGGAGCGGAAAGCGGTAGAAGCTGAAAGAGCACCGGGCCTGACCCGTCCAAGCAGGGAGGATCTGCAATGGCTCGCACGGTGATCGCCCTCGCCGCTTTGCTGTCCCTCTCCGCCTGCCAAACCGACCAATCCGCCGTTTCGACCACCATGGCTGTCCAGCAGACTACGCGGATACTCGCGACGGAACTGCCCGAAACCTTGCCCGACAGCTGCACGGCTGACATGCCGTCGGCCCTTCCAAGGGAGGGCGAACCATGGGTGACGCTGATCAGTCGCTGGCTGGTGCTACGCGAGAACCGGAACGACCAGGCGGCAAATTGCGCCACCTGGTGGCGCGACTACCGAGCGAGCCTCGCCCGGCAGTACACGAGGGACGGAGGGCAGGCACCATGAATAGCGGCTATATCGGTCCCGGCCTGTGGGTGAGAATCCTTGAGCGGTTCGGGCCGCGCATGATGGAATGGTTCATGGCGGGTCACATGATCCTGTTCGGCTATGTCCTGCTTCTGCCGGCGGAAACGTTCAACCAGCCGGCGTTCTGGTCTTTCCGGGATCTTGTGCCGTCCGAAGACTTTCTCGGCTGGTTCATGGCGCTGGTCGGGTGTGTCCGCGTCATCGGCCTGGTGATCAATGGAGCCCGAGAAAGAGTGACGCCGCAGATCCGGCAAATCTCTGCTGGCATCGGTTGCATCATCTGGTCCGGCATTTGTTATGGCTTCGCATCCTCCGATGTCGTGAGCACATGGCTCGCCATCTATCCGCTTTTTGCGCTTGGCGAGCTTGTCAATATCCATCGTGCGGCTCGCGATCAGGGAAAAATCAGGAATGGAACAGTTGGCTGAACTGCCTCCGCTCGCCATCATCACCTTCGGTGTGACCGTGGCGATCATCTTCGGCGTCCGCCATCTCGGCCTTTGGCAGGGGGCGCAGCCCGCTGCGGCCGCGCAAGTGGCGGCAGTTATCGTTGATCCAACCGCGCTCAACAAGGCAACGGCCGCTCTGGAAAACCATACGGAAGCGCTGAAGGCTCTAACGAAGGCCTGCACCGAAGGGGCGGAATATGAGCGGCGTATGGGAATCGAGATGGAGCGCATTCGTGAGGAACTTCGCATTCATCGAGAACTGATGCGGGATTAACAAGATCGGCCGGACGGTAAACCGTCCGGCCGCTGACGCTGCCCGGCATCGGGTGGCCGCAGCTCATTCAAGCTGCAGCGGCGGGTTTTGATTGCAGTCTTCCCCCGCCTGGCAATCCCTGAGGATCATCGCCACACCCGAGGCCTGCGCAGGCACGGCGGGAATGGCAGAAGAAATGATCCGAGACAATGGACTTATTTGATTTCAATAGCGTTCGACCCGTCACTCCCCCTGCCCCGTATCTCGGCGGCAAGAAACAGCTCGCCCAGCGTATTGCCTCGCTCCTCGAGCAAATCCCCCACTCTCTTTATGCAGAGCCCTTCGTGGGCATGGGCGGTGTGTTCTTCCGCCGGACTCTCATTCCTCGGTCGGAGGTCATCAACGATCGCTCCGGCGACGTGGCGACAGTCTTCCGGATCCTGCAACGGCATTACCCTCAACTGATGGAAGTAATGAAGTTCCAGATCACCTCGCGCCGCGAGTTCGAGCGCCTGGCGGCAACCGATCCAGCCACGCTGACGGATCTCGAGCGCGCAGCGCGCTTCCTCTATCTCCAGCGTCTTGCCTTTGGCGGGAAAATCGCCGGCCGCTCGTTCGGTGTGGATACCACCGGTCCTGCCCGCTTCAACATCAGCCGGCTTGCCCCCATCCTCGAGGAGGTGCACGAACGGCTTTCCGGTGTCGTCATCGAGAACCTGGACTGGTTAGAGTTCATCGAACGGTACGATCGTCCTGAAGCGCTTTTCTACCTCGATCCTCCCTACTGGGGCTGCGAGAACGATTACGGGAAAAACGTCTTCAGTCGCGACGCTTTTCGCGAGATGGCCGACCGGCTGGCGCGGATCAAGGGCCGCTTTATGATCTCGCTCAACGATACAGACGGCGTGCGCGAGACTTTCGCCGCTTTCCCGATGGTCAATGTCGGGCTCACCTACACCATCACCGGCGGTGCAGGAAAAGATGTCGGCGAGGTCATCATTCTCGATGGCCGCCACCCTATGCCGGCGAACTTGCCGCTTGGCTGATCAGGCGCGCCGGGCAGGCCTTCCAGAATACATCTGGTCGATGTCATAGGCCAAACGGCAGCGATCGTACCAGTCGTTATCAACGCGATTGCATCCTTCTGCTTTAGCCAAAACCCTCAGAAGGTCGGGCAGTGCGTAATTGCCTGCCCGCTCCAGGAGTGCATAAGCATCATAGCGCCTGGTCATGCCGCACACTGGGCAGGTCACATAGACCTTGCCGCCGGCAAGATCCGATAGATGCGGGGATGTATAACGTGTCTCCGGCGGCCGCCGAGCGGCCTTCGGCAAAAGGCGTATTCCCGTCATTCGAAACGTCCTGTCGTTCGAACCGTCAGCCTCCGGTCTATTGTTCCTTCGTCCGCCGCCTGCAGACGCGGACTACATGGCGTCAGCCGATGCTGCCGTCAAGTTTCGCCGCACCACGGCCGGCGTTTGCCGGTCCAGGTGCGGGCGAGCCCCTCCCCCACCATTTTCTCTCCAAGATCATTCCCCCTAACTTCAAGGCGCGCCAGCGTGCGCCCGTACCTGTCCGTCAGGCGTCCGTGATCGCCGCGAATGATCACCGGATCCCCGCCATCCAGCATGTCCTGCATGCGCCGTTTGGCGACCAGGCCCAGCCTCCGCTCCGCATCACACTTTGCGGAGTGGATCTCAGGCGTATCGATGTTGTAGATCCGGATGCGCTCGCCATCGATGTCGACCGTGTCGCCATCGATGGCGACGGCGCCGGCAAACGCCTGTGTCGCGAGAAGCGTCAACAGCGCAGCGGCTCGAAGGCCATTGAGGTACATTGGCGTCCTTTCGATGATTGACGTGCGTTAACGCAGATGCGTCAATTAACGCCAGCCCTGTCCATCAGCTCCTTGAGCGCCTCAGGGTATGACAACCGGTTCTCCATCGCCCAGGTGACAAAGCGATTGTAGGTCGAGATCGGCGGCCGGATGTTGAGATTGGCCGAAGGCTCTGCTTCCTTCCGCCGCGAGACCTTTTGGATTGGCTCTCGCGACACAAAACCGTGCCGTGCCGCCACCTCGTCGATTTTGTGATCAGGTACCGCGGGAGCCGGTTCGGTATCCGGTTTGATGCTGGAGAGCTTATTGAAACCCAGGTCCTTCATGCGGCTTTCTCCTGTTCAGTGACGAGCGAGATCAATTCGGCGGTGAGCTGCAGAGCGTTCTCTCTAGCCTTGGGGAGGCCATTCACTTCGCCTTCGTCCAGTTCATCAAGGTCGAGCTGATGGAAGAACATGCTCTTGAATGCCGCCCGCTCATTGAGATGTGCCCGGAATTGCGGAATTTCTCCGCCGTTCAACTGGGCGAGAATCGCCTTTTCGAGCTTGGTGGTGATAACCGGCGAGGTGCGGGTAAAGAGCACACGATATGGGATCACCTTGTCGAAGGCATCACCCTCATCCTTGATCAGATGGATGGCGCGAGCGGCCAGTTCCGCGTCCGTCGGGCTCGCCTGGATCGGGATGATAACCAGGTGCGCGCGAAACAGTGCCCTCGACATGAGGCGGCTCGCAGTGCCTTCCAGGTCAACGAAGACGAATTGCTTTGTCGTGCGGTGGTGATCGAGCTTTGTTTTGAAGGTCTCTTCGTCTGTTGCGCTGTCCACGATGACAGGATTTTTAGACTCCCCTCCCCTCCATCCGGCAATCGGCTGGTTCCGATCGCAGTCCAGGATCGTCACGCTTGCGCCCTGGCGGGCCAGCGTCGTTGCCAGCACAAGTGTTGTGGTGGATTTTCCGGCTCCGCCTTTCGGGTTTGCCACGGCAATGACAGGCATCTTTCACTCCTGACGTTAATGCGTCTTAATGCGTTGTGATGGACGATGCTGCACGCAAATGCTTTCAGATGCGTTAAGACGCGCCAGCATTAACGCACGTTAACGCGCATGCGTCAACGTTGACGCATCATATCATTTCAGAGTTTCTCTGATGTGGGAATTCTTCAAAAGCTACCTTATGTTGAAGTCAGCCACGGAAGGCAATTCAGGGAAGGTAGCGCATGACAAACGAAGGCCGAAATCAAGTGGATCCCTATCCAGAGAAAGACCGAAGAACCTTTGGATATGAAGTCGCACGCACAACGATCGACGCGGCAGCATCTCTTATCCCAGGCGGCAGTTACGCGGTAGGAAAGCTCGTCGAGACCGTTGTAGCGGCACCTCTGCAAAAAAGGCGAGATGACTGGTTTATGTCTGTGGGTCTAGCCATCAATGATCTCGCCAGCCGGGTCTCTGAGCTGGACATATCAGCATTACCTCAAAATGAAGATTTTATCACTGCCGTATATGAAGCCACGCAATGCGCGATGAAAACCAAAGACGAGGCAAAACTGGAGGCGCTTCGGAATGCTGTACTGAACATCGCCGCAGGGGCCACTCTTGAAGAAACCCTCCGCCCAACGTTCTTCACGTACATCGACCGTTTTACACCCGCTCACATCCACGTTCTCAGGCTCCTGAATAATCCATCCGCGTCACCTGAAATGGTCGCCATTGCCGACAGGATGAGTATGGGTGCACAAATTGTCATCCTGCGCGAAGCTGTTCCAGAACGGATGATCTCGCAAGACGCACTCGATCGTGTACTCTCTGACCTAAATAAAGAGGGATTGGCCGATACCGGTTCGATGAACGTGATGGCCTCGCAAGGTTCTTTCCTGGCTAAGCGAACAACAAGGGCAGGAGATGCCTTCATCCGCTTTATCTCGGCGCCGATCTAAAGGCGCTATGGACGGCACCACGCAACTCCCAAAGTTCGTCCGACAAACGACCGTTTTTCGACGTGGCAACTCCTTGTCCGAAAACGTTGCGCAGAGTTGGCAAATCGGACATTGTCCGCTTCAGATGAGAAAGCGGACAATGTGAGGCGACATGAGCTTGATAGGATATGCGCGGGTCTCGACTGGTGACCAGGACACAGCTCTCCAGATCGACGCGCTCCAAAGGGCAGGGTGCAAAAGAACCTTCGAGGACCGAGCCTCGGGATCGAAGACCGATCGGCCGGGCCTCGCCGAGGCTATGCGATATCTTCGCGATGGCGATACGCTTGTCGTCTGGAAGCTGGATCGCCTCGGCCGCTCGATGTCGCATCTCATCGACGTGATCGCGGATCTCGACGCGAGCGGTATCGGCTTCCGCTCCATCACGGAAAACATCGACACGACCACCTCTGGTGGCCGCCTGGTGTTCCATCTCTTCAGCGCGCTCGCGCAATTCGAGCGCGACTTAATCCGCGAACGCACGCGAGCCGGCCTGCGAGCTGCCGAAGAGCGCGGCCGACGCGGTGGCCGGCAAGCCGTCGTAACGCCAGAGAAACTTGCAAAAGCGCGTCAACATCTGGCGGCCGGCTTAAACGTCCGGGAAGCTGCGGCCCGCGTAAAGGTCGGGAAAACGGCACTTTACGAAGCGCTTAAGGCAGAGAAGGCAGTGACATCGTCGGTTAGATTAACCTAAATCCTGAATACGGCCCTCGAAAGGAGGCGATGCATCAGTTTCATGCCGTGACAGCAGATCTGGAAAATAAGCTCAGCCGGATAGAGGAAGCCTATGGCGAAGGACGACGCTCCAGAAGCAAAATCACCTACATCGATAGATATCAGTCTCGGCAAGGAGATTGATCGGAGCCTCGCCGATATTGTCACGGCTTTACTAAAGCCTGCTGCCACCGAATTCGGCAACATCATCGGAGACACAATAGGTATCGCGAGCGACCGTATTCGGCTTAAGCGAGAAAAGAACCTAAGGCTTGGTCTCGATCAAGTTAGCGCCGATCTGCAGTCTGCCGGAGTCCCGTTAGACGCGATAACCACGCCAAAGGAAGAAGAGCTGCATCTGTGTTTTACTGGTTTATCGTTGGCCGATGATCAAAACGTTCGAGACCTGTGGGTTGGATTGCTCGCACAAGCGCTGAAACCGGAAGGGAAATCGATAGCAGAGCGACCCTTCATAACCGTACTCGAAGCTCTGTCGCCGTTGGACGCGAGAATTGTTGCCTTTATCGCCTTCGTTGACTCCCTCGAGAGAGACCTCGAAGAACAGTACCGCCGAGGTCGGCAAGAGGCGGAATCTTCATTTGAGAAGAAGATCAAGAGTACGGTGACGATGATCAAAAATCGCGCCTCCGAGCTTAGCCTCACAGCCTTAGAAGACGGCTGGGCCGATAATTTGCTTCGCCACGGCATTATCCGAAGAAATATCGAGCGGTCTCCGCCTCCACAGCTTCCATACTTCGGCGGACTTGACGATCGCGCACTCATGAACGTCGTCAACCATTTCACCAGTCGCTTCGAACTGATTGACCGTTTGGAGGAGTTGGAAAGTTCGGCTCCCGGGCAGCTTTACGAGGTCCTTGGCGCAGACCAGCACATACTTATGCATATGAGGTTCTCAAAGTTCGGCATGAGGTTGGTAACCGCATGTGGACTTGTAGAATAATTTTCCACCAGCCTTGCCTCCTGCACCCTTTCCAGAGCCATGCGTCATCTCCGCGGGTGCGGTTGGTTGATAGCTGGTGGTGTGTCTGCCGTCGAACCGCAATTTGCGCGGTTCGAAACGGCCGCAGGGGAGCGTAAGCGACCCGAACAAGCGGCCTCCGCTTATTGTAAGAGATATCTAGTGTCGGGTTCTGTCCGTTTAACGGACTCACGCAAATCCAATAGTTTTAGCAGCCCACGTGCCCATTCTCCCGTCGTCGATTGCGCCTCGGCCATCCGCTCGATGAGAGGACGTCCGCCCATTTCTTCCACCTCGTTTTCCGCGCGCATGATTTCCTTTTCCTGCGCGGCCTGCTCCTGGTCCAGGGGGAGGGGAGTGGCCACGCCGGCAACCGCCTGCTCGGCCTGTCTTGGCCGCAGAAGACGGTAGGCATTGGATGTCTGCTGCACCTGTGGGCCGGACCCATCGTTGTTCGTTGGCACATAGCGTCGAAGCCAGTCGATGAAGCCATGCTGGCGAAGCGCATTCAGCGCCTTCCAGATCGCATCGCGCGATCGGTTGAGCTTTTCCATCAGCGTGTTGATCGACGGCTCCAGCCGGCCGGTCTTATGGTCGATCAGGTTGACCATGTATTCCAGCACCTCAATGGCAACCGCGCCCAGCGGGCCATTCTTCTTGCCGGCTTCCTTGCGGAGCCTGTC